AATTGATTTTTCGAAGAATATTTGTGCGTTTCTGACGCAGTTGATTTACCGTGTACTCTTTTGTCACCTCTTCTCCGGTTGGAGATTTTTCGGTGACTGTTAATTTTGTGTTTTCAAGATCTGGATTGATCTTTGCGTATCCCTCTTCCCGATCTTTCTTGAACTTATCAAGCTCCTCTTGAGCAATCTGCTGTGTTTTAAGGCCCAGCGATTCTTTGGTGATTCCACCAGTAGGGCCATATCCAGCAGCTCGGCCTGCCTCAATGCTGGCAATCTGCTGGTTTAGATCAGCGACTTGATCGTCGATTCGCTGTCTCTCGACAGACTCTACCGGCAACGATTCGCGTTGTTTTTGAAGCTGATCGATTTCATCTCGAAGTCCTTGGGACTCGACACTTGCACGACCCTCTAATGCTCGAATGACATCCGTCAAACGTGCATCACGCGAAGCATTTCGAACGTCTCGCAAGTTCGTGATTCGATTTCGAAGAGCCTCAGATTCTCCAACAAAAGCGTCGATTGCATCGTTAGCCACCCTATTGGCCTGCTCGTCTGGAATAGCTATCGATTTCTGGAGTTCAGTTTTGATTGCCTCAGAAAGATCTTGCCCAGTCAAACCGGAAGAACCAGCAGTGTTCATCGACTGGCTGACAACATTTCTGATCTGTTCCTGAAACTGCTGAGGATTCAGTCCTGAATTTGGAGAATAAAGCGCACGAGCAAGATCGCCTGAAAATCGGTCAAACATTCCAATCGAACCTTGTTCGACCATTTTCTTTCTGATGTCTTCTGCTCGATCCTTGATAAATTGCTGCGTAAACGGGAGTTGCAATTCAGCGGCCAAAGCTCTCGGATTAAAATTAAATCCGCTTCTCCAATCTCTCACATCATGATGAGGCTTTAGCGTCCAATCCTGGCCTTAAAGCAGCTTTGCAAAAGGAAAACGCTGCGTATCGAGAAGGTATTTCAAGATTCAAAGGATTTTTTGCTGACAAAATTTTACGAGAGGCTGGCGAGCAAGGTGGAATGCCTGGAATCGTTGGAACCATTGCTGGCGCAACTGGACCTCAAAATCTGAGGCTTCTAAAAAACCTCCTTGGAACTCGATACGACGAGATAAAGCCGGATTTGAGGCAGTTTGTTTTCATTCAGTCACGCGGTGAAAATCCAAATGATTTTCTGAAGGCGATTACCGCTGGAAACAGTGGAAAAGCGACTGGTCTTCAGAAAGAGGTTATTGACGAATTGTTTCCAGACATTTCCGAAATAACTGATGTCGCCTCAAAGTACAGTTCATTGGTCAACAGAAAGGCGTCTCTGGAAAAACAGTCGAACGACCTGAAAGGTCAAATTGACGCTTTGAGAAAGGATGTTGATAACAACATTTCTGGCGCTCAGGAAAAACTTGATGCAGCAATCAAGCAGGAAGATCAAATTGCCCGAACAAAAGCCAATCTCAAGGCCGAGAACATAACTTCAAGGGAGCAACGGATCATCGATTCTCTCGCGGCTATTGAAGCCAAAGTTCGAGATGCTCGCGCTAAAAACGTAGATGTTCTAGATACGATCAAGCTGGACGATGTTATCAGGAACATTGAGACGCAGAGCGGAAAGCCTTTGTACAAAGCTCTTGAAGAGGCGGTTGTAACCGCCAGCAATGCTCGCGGAAGGTTCAATGCGGCAGTCAAAAAAGCGTTGGAACCTGGAGGTCAGCTTGAAAGTTTTGAACCTTCTAATCTGATCGATTTCTTGGTTGCCAAGGAGGGTGAATCTCTCAGTTACCGCAGCAAGCAGTTCCTAAAGGCTGTTGGCCAATCAAGGCCGGACTTGATCGGAGATGCCCAAAACATTTTGGTTGGCCGGATCATTGCCGAGTCAGTTGACGGCAACAAAATCAACACGGCAAAGATCAAAGATCTTGTTGGAACAAGCGAGGCTCCAGGCAAGTATTTTGGAATAACCAAGGGGCTGTTCGGTGACGATGGAGTCTCTCGCATCACAAAAATCGCAAATCAGTTGGAGCAGGTTTCTGACCTTGGAAAACCAAGCGTCTTCAGAGAACTGGTTTTGCCAGCTTTGGCTGGATTTGCTGGTTATCAGGTTTACGGTGAGACTGGCATGACAGCCGGTCTTGGTGGATACGCTGCATACAGATTGTTTGGAAAAGGAATTAGCAACGCAACCGCTGCCGCTGTTGGTCGTGTCGTAAAGACGCCAGAGTACCTTAACATTGTTTCAAAGCCGATTGATCAGGCGACGCAAGCTCAGATGAATCGGTTTGAGCGTCTTTGGCCTAGAGTTTTGAAGATGGAACAGGATAGGTATCAGATGATTAAGGAGGATCTTGAACGATGAAAACCTCCCTCTCCAAAAAAGGTAACACCTACAAGGGACGCAAGGTGACGCTCAACAATCCCTTCTACACTCCTGGCGAGCGGAAGAAGAGCGCGGTGTACGTCAAGAATCCGGCTGGCAAGGTTGTCATCGTCCGGTTCGGCGATCCGAACATGACGATCAAGAAATCGAATCCTGAGCGTCGTAAGAACTTCCGCGCGCGGCATAACTGCGCCAGTGCGAAGGACAAGACGACGCCCAAGTATTGGAGCTGCGCGGCATGGAGCTTGGCATTGATTTTGTCGGTTTTAACCTCAAACCCTATTTGAATTTATGGACAAGATGCGACTTGGCGGTGGCGGTCGTTACGAGAAGCTGATCGGCAGTCTTGAGAAGAAAGGTGTGCGCGATCCTCGCGCTCTCGCCGCCGCAATCGGGCGTAAAAAGCTGGGGGCTAAAAAATTTCAAAGCCTCGCTGCGAAAGGTCGTCGCCGCGCCATGCGTGAGAAGGCTAACGCTTAGGATATTTGCCTTTGGAATACGGCTTTTTGGCCGACTCCTTATCAACGACGAACTTCTCTGGTTCTGCGTAGTTCCATGAGATGTCGCCGTTCGACCCGCGCTGGATCATAATCGATCCGGTGACTTTTCCGTCTTTGTCCGTCATGCCGGAACGATCAGCTCGTTTCGCCATGCCGAGCATGAAGCGACGAGGATTGTTGAATCCAACTTCCTTCATCACAATAACCTCGCGCGCCCAGTTCGTCAGGTCCGACGATCCGAATCCTGAGTAGGCCAAATCTGCCACGCTCTCAGGCTTGTCGTCCTTACCCTTCGGCTTGGGGAAGTGATGGACAAGCACCAGGACAACGCCTGTCTCCATCATAATCGGCTGGAGCAGATGTCGCGTGAAGTTCGCGCAGACCTCGATGTCCGACGGATTACCGCCCATGTAGGAAAGCAGCGGATCGATGTAAACCAGATCAGCCTTAGTCTTCCTGACCAAGCGGCGCAGCATCACGGCAAAGTCAGCACCCGTTCGAACCGTTTCGCGGAAGAAGAGCATGTTCGCATTCCGCAATCCTCGCTCCCAGTTCTCCTTGCCAAACGTCATCTGGGCCGCCCCCTTGAGTGCGTCATGCTGATCGGCGATGTCATTTTCCGCCTGAATGTAAACCACTTTTAGCGAACGGACGGGCCGGACGCCAAACCAAGATTCACCCGACGCCCATTTCAGCCCCTGATACGCCGCCATCGAGCTTTTGCCGCAACCACTCTGGCCGACGAATAGAAGCGATGAACCGCGTCGAATCCATCTGTCGCCGATCAGATTGTCAGGATCGTTCTTAGGATCGTACTCGATGATGCTATCGAGCGTGAACTCCATCGGCAGATCTAAAGCATCCAGATCGTCCTTGAACGCTTCCCAGTTCACCGCACCGACATTGACCGCAATGAGTTTCTGTTCGACACCATTCCGCATCACGCCGGGAAGGCGGCTGAACCTGCTCGCATTCTTGTTCTTCGGATCGATTCCGATGCTCTCCAGATGCCGGTAAACGATGTCGCGGCGCTCTGCCCACTCTTCCTTGTTCGCAGCATCCACTCGCACCCAGCCGTGCAGACTCTTGCCGCCCGAATCGATGACGACCGAAAGCGGCAGCTTCGACTCCTTCAATGCTGTCCACTGCTCGTCCTTCGACTTCTCGTCCATCTCGATGAGAACATGGCGATAGGCGGAGACACCGGAGTCTGAGCCGCTCTCGTCGAGACAGGGGTTGATGCGGACGTACGCACCACGACTGTCAGGACCGTTCCACATGGAACTAATTGGCGGCGTGAAATGATTCTCAATCCATTCCTCGCGCTTGAGGAACGTACCCTTGGAAGCTGGCCTACTCCTGCCTTCCTCGTCGCTCACGATGTCGTTGCAGATGCAGACAACTTCATCCGGTTCGAAACAGGCTTTTAAGAAATCTATGGTTGAAAATCGGAAGTCTGATTGCGGAATTGCTTGGATCTT